CAAAAACTTACACAAACAGATAGAGATACATTGTATCAAGGTAGAATCAACCCAATTGCAACTTTCTCTGATGTTGGAACAGTAATTTGGGGTAATAAAACATTACAAGTTGCGGACACCGCACTTAACAGATTGAACGTAAGAAGATTATTACTTCAAGCTCGTAAGTTAATTTCAGCAGTAGCAATTAGATTATTGTTTGAACAAAATGACCAAGTAGTTAGACAACAATTCTTGGATAGTGTTAACCCTATCTTAGATTCAATCAGAAGAGATAGAGGTTTATACGATTTCCGTGTAACTGTATCTTCAACACCTGAAGATTTAGACGCTAACAGACTTGTAGGTAAAATCTACTTAAAACCAACGAAGGCGTTAGAATTCATCGACATTGAGTTCTTCATCACTCCAACAGGAGCTTCGTTTGAAAATATCTAATAAATTTAACGGGGATACTTCGGTATCCCCTTTAATTGCCAAAGTATGAAAAAACAAATTAAAGAAGGATTTAAAGGAGAAGGGACTCCAGACATGAAATATTATGCGTTTGATTGGGACGATAACATTGTTCATATGCCAACAAAGATAATGTTAAAGACTAAAGACGGTGATGAAATTGGTATGAGTACTGATGACTTTGCGGAATACAGACATGATTTAGGTAAAAAACCTTTTGAATATAAAGGTGAAACTATTGTTGGTTTATCTAACGAAGCTTTTAGAAATTTTAAAACTGCGGGAGACAAAGATTTTTTAATTGATGCTATGAGGGCTAAAGAAGGTCCTGCATTTGGAGACTTTAGAGAAGCAATCAATAACGGTTCAATATTTTCAATTGTTACTGCAAGAGGTCACAAACCCGAAACATTAAAACAAGCCGTTTACAATTACATTGTTAGTGGATATAATGGTATAGACAAAGACCAACTAATTAAAAACCTTAAAAAATATAGGACCTTTGTTGGTGAAGAAGATATGAGTGATGATGATTTAATTAAATCATATTTAGAACTCAATAAATACCATCCAGTTACGTTTGGAGAAGGAAGTGCTGCCAATCCTGAAGAATTAAAAGTTAAAGCGATGGATGAATTTGTTTCCTATATAAAAGGAATTGCTGGCATACTTAATAAAAAAGCATATATAAAAAATGAAATATCTAATAACTTTATTCCAATGGAACCTAGTATAGGATTTTCAGATGATGATATAAGAAACGTAGAAGTAATGAGTAAGCATTTTAAAAATAAACCAGATAATATAGTTAAGACTTATTCTACTGCTGGAGGCATTAAAAAGGAATATAAATAAAGAATAATCTCACAGAAAAAAAAGTAAAGAGAAAAATTTTTTAACAAGACTATATTTATAGATATAAACAACAAAGAAATTAAAAAAAAATAAAATAACATGGCTGATTTATTAATGAAAATGCCGATACCTTACGAACCTAAACGTCAAAATCGTTTTATCCTAAGGTTTCCATCAAGTTTGGGTATTAACGAATGGTTTGTAGAGTCAACGGCTAGACCACACATTACAATTGTTGCAACAGAAATACCGTTCTTAAACACATCTACTTACGTTGCAGGTAGATTCAACTGGCAAACAATTCCAGTTAAGTTTCGTGACCCTATTGGACCATCAGCAGCTCAAGCTCTTATGGAGTGGGTTCGTTTACATGCTGAATCAGTAACAGGTCGTATGGGTTATGCTGCGGGTTACAAAAAAGACATCGACCTTGAAATGTTGGACCCAACAGGAGTTGTTGTTGAGAAATGGATTCTTTATGGAACATTCTTAACCGATGTTAACTTTGATTCGTTAGCATACAATACTGATGGATTAGCAACAATATCTGCAACATTAAGAATGGACAGATGTGTGTTAGTTTACTAATACTATTTACAAATTTTCAAACCTAATTATATTTAACCGTAAAGCGATAAACTTTACGGTTAATTTTTTTATATGGACACACAATCAAACGACTACGGTCAACAAAATTTTACATTACCACACGACGTGGTACCATTACCATCTCAAGGTATTTTTTACAAAAACAGAAAAAAATCAATTAAGGTTGGTTATTTAACTGCTGCGGATGAAAATATTATAATGGCGGGTGGAAGTGATTTAACCCTTAATTTGTTAAGGGCAAAAATATACGAACCAGATATGAGGGTTGAAGACCTTATTGAGGGTGATGTTGAGGCTATCTTAATTTTCCTAAGAAACACAGGGTTTGGTCCTGAAATGACATTAAATCTTACTGACCCTGGAACTAAAAAACAGTTTCAAACAAATGTTATGTTAGATCAATTATCAATTGTTAATGGTCAACAACCAAATGAAGACGGAAGTTTTATAATTAATTTACCAAAAACACAATCAACAATTAAACTTAAACCATTAACTTATGGTGAGATTTTGGAGATTAGTAAAATGGCGGACACATATCCTCAAGGAAGGGTTGTTCCAAAAATTACTTGGAGAATGCAAAAAGAAATTATTGAGGTTGATGGTTCAACCGATAAAGCGATTATTGCAAAATTTGTTGAATCAATGCCAATCGCTGATTCAAAATTTATTAGAAGTTTCATGAATGAAAATGAACCAAGATTGGATATGACTAAAATTATTACGACCCCGTCAGGAGAAAAACTAACAGTAAATGTTGGTTTCGGGGTCGAATTTTTTCGTCCTTTCTTCTAATTATAGGAAAAGTCAGATAGATGAATTTTACTATCTGAATAACTTAATGAAAATAACATATCAAGATTTTATTCAAATGCCGATATTTGTTAGAAAATATTTATTGGATAAATGGATTGAAGAAAATAGGAAGGACTAAATTTTAGTCCTTCTTCTATTTATATATAAAAGTAATTCTAAATTATGGCAGATTTTAATCCAGAAGATAAAGGTAGTCTTAAAGACCTTGAAGAAAGTTTTAAAAAATTAGGAAGTCCAATGGAAAATATCTTGGACGCCATTGGTAGCATGTACGATGAGGCGGACAAGTTAAACAATGCGTTCTTACAAGGTAGGACTAGATTAGATGAAATGAATGATGCTGTCTCAAGAGCGGCAGCAGGTGTTATTCGTTTAGGTGGTGATATTTCTGAGGTTAGTCGAACAATGATTGGAATTGCTGATGGTGCGAGGAGAAATGTTATCGCAACAGAAGAACAAGTTAGTAAATTATATGCCGCGTCAACAATTCTTAATACAGATTCTAAAACTTTAGTTGAAACTTTTGCTCAAGTTGGGTATGAAACATCTCAAATTGGTCCAAATTTAGAAAACTCAATAGAATATGTTCAAAGTGTTGGTCTTAATGCCAAAACAGTAATGAAAGACGTTACTGGTAACATGGAGTTGATGAATAGATTCAACTTTAGTGATGGTGTTCAAGGATTGACAAAAATGGCAGCCCAAGCTTCAATGTTGAGGTTTGATATGCAAAATACCGCTAATTTCGCAGATAAAGTTATGTCACCTGAAGGTGCTATTGAGGCTGCGGCAGGATTTCAAAGGTTGGGAGTAAATATTGGTGGATTAGTTGACCCATTTAAATTAATGAACGATTCAATTAATGACCCAGGTGCGTTACAAGATAGTATTATTAAAGCGACAAAACAATACACTGAATTTGACGAAAAAACAAAATCATTTAAGATAAACCCTCAAGGTATCTTAATGTTAAAAGAAATGTCGGAAGTTACTGGTATTAGTAGTAAAGAACTTGCAAAAACCGCATTAGCAGCCGCCGATTTAGATAAAAGACTTTCGGCTATTAGCCCATCTTTAAATTTTAAAAACGAAGAAGATAAGCAGTTTTTGGCTAATATGGCAACAATGAAAGATAATGAGTATGTTGTCCAACTTAAAGATGATGAAACTGGTAAAGTAGAACAAAAAAAATTAGGTGATATTACCCAAGAAGAACTTACAAAGTTAAGAGAACAACAAGAAAAAGCCCCAAAAACTTTAGAAGATATACAAATTAACCAATTAGATGTTTTAAAAAATATTCAAAAATCTTTAGACGCTAATATTGCAAAAGGAACTTTTGGTATTGCTGGTTCTGCGGTTGTTAGAGGTAACGTATTAGGAGCTGACAGAATAACCAGAGCAGTTACAGGTGCCGTTGATAAAAATGTACCTGAAAGTGCTGAAATAACAAAAAGTGTTAACAGTGCTGTGAGTAAAATGGGAGAGCTTTTCCTACAAAAAGATACGGGTAAGATTAGTAGTGCGGATTTTGCAACTAAACTAGAAAAACTTCAAGACGGGATTAAAAGTAAAGCAAGTTCGTATGGAGAAAAAGGTATGGAGGCTTTAAAAGATATTTTAGAAGAAAGTAATAAAAAAGTTACTGGTAGTAGTGCAATTGAAAAAGAATTTAAAAAATATACTTCAGAAATTTTAACAGGTATTGGAAGACCTCCAGAAACAACAAGTAAAACTTCTGCAATAACAGGAACACAAAAATCAGAACCATTATCCAGAAGTTCTGTTTTTGGTAAAGGTAGTACTCCAACACCTATGGACACAAAAACAAAAACAACTAATATTAACTCCCAAGTTGATTTTGGAGGTACAATTACAATTAAAGTCGATGCACCTGCGGGTGTTAGTGAGCAACAATTTAAAACATTTTTTGAATCAGACGAATTCAAAAAAAAGATTTACGAATATTACAATCAAAAGGCAAAAGAGTTAGAAAGAAGATAAATGTCTAACAAAAAAACACCATCAACCTATTTATTAATAAAAGTATAAATGGGTAGTCCATTAGATTATATAAACACAGAAGGTTTTAGAAAAAAACTAATTACAAGGAATTTAGTACCTTATGCTAAGTCCCCTACTAAAGTTACGCCTCCGACAACTTACGAAGTAATTCAATCCGATTTTTCAGTGGTCGATAGTCCTGATGGTCTTATTGATACAACTTTTTATGCGGATAAACAATATCCGCTTAATAGGTGGGGTAACGACGGAGGTTACCAATTAGTACCTGATATTAGTGGAAACTTAAATACTGTATCAAATAAAGGTGAATATGGTCCTGGTCAACAAGATGCGCATATTATTGACCAAGCTAAGATTGCCGCTCAAAAAGGTTTTAATGGTATTACTGGA